GCGGCGGATTAGCTCCAGGGCCCCGGGTTCTTACGAACCTCTTCCCCTGGGCTCTCTACTAACTAAGTCTCCAGGTCTGAGACCTAAAAGATGACGTTTCCACGTCATCTCAAGGTCCCGGACCATGGTAGCCTTGGCACCAGCATAGAGATAACTCGATCGCGAAGGATTGATACCCTTCGCGTCCGGTAGGACGAGAATTTTGGTCAGGTTTACCCTGTCCCAAATTGCCGTCGTATCGGGCATCTGAGTAGGACCAATCGAGTCCATCGCTTGCTCAGCCTTACGGCTTAGCGTAGCCATGGGCGGAATAGTCCGTTCCCAGAAATCGACAAGCTCGGATTGGTCATCCGGCCCTAGATTCATGTTTAAAGCGGTCTGTTTCCTGAATATGTCTATCCAGGTTACACACTTCTTCATACATGCTTCTGCTGTTCTAGCCATCCTAAAGCTGTAAGCAGCGACTGCCATCCCTCCCAGAATTTCTGAGAGCTTGGTTAGACTGAAGTTACAACTTACGGGAATCGATAGCAAGGAAGCGATCGCCTTTGCGGCGATCCCTCTCTCCTCTACAGATTCGTTTCCTTTCGGAAGCATGGTTAGCACTCTGAATTTCTTCAGATGAGTTCGAGCATTACGCCCGACTAATCCGAAGATCCTCCAGAGATCCAGCAACTCGACTGGGTTGCCGCGTAAACACGTGGAAATCAGGTTCCTATCCTGACACTGTTTTAGTAATTCAAATAGAAGGTGATATTTCACCCCTACTGATACTAATGCAGCAACAGGGAAAGGAGTTACCTCCACCCCGTCTACTATCCATCTCTTCGCGAACTCGTATGTCGTTTTCGACACATGAGTTTTAGAAGGGGAGATAGGGACGTCCAAGTCTTTCAGGATATTATCATATTCCTGAGCGACTTGATCATCGGCAATGACGATGTCATCACCTAACAAGCTGTAACCTTCGAACGGGAATTTCCCGACTCGATTGGCTGCAGCTTGAACGATAAGGTGGTGGCTTAGAGTGAACATGGCCCATGACGAGTGCGCTCCCATCGGTTGGCCACAGTTATATTTAACTGGACCTTCCGGTGAGTCGAACTCGTAATCGACCATAATTTCTCTCCAAGCACTCGCTTGATCTTCTGATGTCCACTGACTAAGTAACCGCTCCTGTAAAAGGACCGGGAACCGGTCAGTTGCATTAGAAAGATCAAAAGAGTGGTAGTGACTTCCAGCGCTTAGCTCTAGAGTTAGGCCTGCACCTTGTTCAAAGGTGCAGTCTCGTGGAAGCTTCTTAAGAAGTTTAAACAACTCCTTATGAAGTGTCCACAAGGCGGCCTGAGACCAGTAATCTAAAATTGCGAAAATTCGCATTTTGGATTCCCGATCTCTCTTAATAGAGATTTTTCGAATACTCGATTTATTCGAGCATTCTAAAATCCCTTTAAGAAATTCTAGTAGTGAGCTTTCGCCC